ACTAACTAACCTCTACCCCCCCCCAGTAAGCGCTCACTCACATGCCACGTTAGTGAACACTCACTAACTTCCCGGCCTGCGTCCAGGCGCGAGCATGTTGCGCTGCAGCATAGCCCGTGGCAGCCGTGGCAGTCTCGGCGCAAGTCGCACAGCGCTCTTTTCATGCTGCGCTGCAACAAAGATCGCGTGGTAGTTGTGGCAGTGGTGGCAGTCTGCCACCTATCCCCCCAAGCACACATACATATATGTAGCTACATCTATTCTTCTTTCGCCCTTATATACATAGAAACACTGCCACAACTGCCACGCCATAGGCAACCCTGTCTGCCAGGGAGTCTATACACACTCCGTACACACAAGTCCTACTATTTCAGTGGGACGTAAGTTTCGCGTCAGGTTGCGGCTCGATGATCTCTGTGTCGCGCCGATGGTCGGTGCGCAGGAGATGACGATGAAGCTGACGACGACGACGGTAGACGTGATCGCGGACACGGCGGTTGACGCGGTGACGATGCACGCTGACCTGGAGGCAGCGCACGAAGCGGCGCGTGCTGCAGTCCCTGCAGGCTGGATCCTGTGGGATTTTGCGGTGTCCGAGGATTCGGACGACGAGTGCAGTGCGCTTGTGGTGCGTGCGTAAACCTGGAGAGAGACGATGAAGCAATGGATTGTGTTCGGCAGGCACGGACAGGTGATTCTGCACGCCGAGACGATGGTGCGCGCGATTCAAGCCGCGATTGTTGTTTGCGGCGGCTTTGCGCGCGACTGGAACGCTCACAGGTTGGAAACGTATCCGCAGCACCTGCAGGCGCGGTTGCTGCGCGAGTCGCAGGTTCTGTAACCCCGGGGCCCCGGCCCCGATTGACTGGAGATGACGAGATGACCGATAAGTACGGAAGACAGTTATATCGCGTGACCCGGCAATTCGTGTCCGGGAATCTCGCGGGCCTGACATACACCGAGGCCACACCCGTGCCGATGGATGTCGGCCGACGGTATGAACCCTGCGCTGGGTCTGGCGCGTATGTGATTCTGGAGTGCGTGGAGATTTGATCTCAGGCCGTTACCCGGCGCGCCGGGTATCAGCGTGCGATTACCGCGCGACCGAAAGGAAGACAGATGCTTACCGCAGGATACCCCGAAGCCCGCCCGACCCGATTCCCGGGTTTGATGTACGGGCAGACTGCGCCGTCATGCTGGCGCGTGATCGATGCGCACGAAGCTCGGCGCGCGGCCGTCGGGCCGATGTATCGGACCCGGGAAGAGCTGCTGTCAGATCTTGATCGGTATGCACGCGAGACTTGGAGCATGGCGTAAGCCCTGCGTAAGCCCACGCCCCGACACTGAACCCGCCCGGATTCCCCGGGCTCACTGGAGACCCTGCGATGCACGATATCCCCCTTCGCCTCGCCGACATCGTCGGCGCCCTGGCCATCGGTTGCGCTTTCGGCGCGCTGCTGGTGGCGTTTATCTGACCACGATAGGAGAGACTGCGATGTACTACGTAACGATGATCGACCGATTTATGTCCGGCTGGGGCGCTACTGCCGGCAAGATCAACCGCATGATTGTTGAGTGCCAAACTGCCGCACAAGCCGAGCAGATCGCCCGCGTGGCGCGCACCCGCTCGGAAATGCGCCGCGTCAATATCTGCCTGAATCGCCCGCGCTACGGTGCTGGCGTGCTGACGTCCTGGAAAACTTGGGACGACATGGGCGGATCGTGGAAGCAGTGAGCTTCCCCGGCCACGCGCCCGACGGCTACCGAAGCCCGCTGGCGCCCGCGTCATGGCCATTCGGTACCGTGACCCCGCCCGACCCCCGCTCGACGCTCCTGGCGCCGATTACGGGGCTCCCCGATACCCTGACGCCCGCTGAGCTGCGCGAGCTGCCGGCGGCTTTGTTTTGACGATGGAGAATGATGATGAGGATTGAATACACCGCCAGCGTTTTCACTGCAGCTGGATGGCGCAGCGTTGCGATCACTGCTGACGCCGAGCGCGTCAGCGACCGCATGGCCCGCGTCGTGGCCGTGACGGCTATTGACGGCCACGACCCGCGCCCCGGCATGAGCCGCACCGGCGCAAGGCGCCAGCAGTACAACGGCGCCGCCATTGCGGCGCGCGAAGTCGGCGCACGTAAGCGCCTGTCGGCGTGCAACATTCTGGAGAATTGACAATGCACACCCCCGGACCCTGGCTGTTTTCTCCCGTCAACGATTGCGCCGTGGCCATCGTTGAAGACGACGGTACGTCAATTTTTGACGTTACTGTAGGTTCGCACACTACTGGGCAATCAGCCCTTGTGGCAAATGTAAACCTCATCACTGCCGCGCCTGATCTGCTGGCAGCTCTGCAGGCGCTCGTCGGTGAGGCCGACTTAGGCGAGATTGACCACGACGACGGCACCCGCGCGCTGCTCGCGCAAGCCCGCGCCGCTATCGCCCGCGCTACGGGGGGTCAGTGATGCCCCTAATCTTACGCAACTGCGCCCCGCCCCCCGAGGCGTTAGCCCGGGGCCTGGAGGCCGCCTACGCCGTGCTGCAGGCCGCCGGCATCACCCCGCGAGACGCCTGGCTGCAGTCGGGCTACCACGTGGCTTGGACCGATGCGCCCGCGATGCGCGCCTGGTATCGGGCCGAGGACGCCGCGGTTCGGGCCGTTTTCGGTTCCTGGCGCGATGCGCCGATGGCGGTGGCAATGGAATGGGAGGCAGACCCCCCGGGTGCGGAGTCTGCGGCATGATCTGGGCCGCATTAGCCCTCCTGCTGGCGCTTGCGCTGGCCCTCCTGCTGGACCTATAATGCGCTCGCCCGTCTACGCGGGCTTTCGCTGTTGTCTCCTCACTGCCGGCTCCTGTGCCGGCTTCCGTCCCCGGGTTGAGTTCGCTCTCCGGGGATTTTTTTCAGTCTGGCGCGACGCGCGGGAAATGCCGCACCACGCCTGGCGCCGTGCTGGCGGCCATTGCAGCGTCGCGCGCTTCAGATTTCGTGCCGTGGAATTCTGGCGACGCAAAACAGTGAACGGCAGATTGATTGTTGCGGCTCTTGCACATACCAAAATCTCGCCATCCGGCCTCGGCCAATGCGAGCGTCAACGCCTGCTGCGTCACGCGAACATGCTGCGGCGCCTGCTCCTGCAGCCGCTCAACCAGCCGCCCCCACGGACCCGACACCACGGGCGACCGGAACTCTTCGCCCCTGCGCTGAATACGCTCGAAAATCCACGTCTCTGCCGGACTGCGGCCCTGAGTGACCATGATCTGTTTCGCCTCGGTCCACGGCGGCGCCGCAGCCGGGTTAAATTTACTTACGTCACGCAGTCGCAAATAAGCAGCGCCAGCACGTAACCCGCCCGCACGAAAATACCGCCACAGCTCTGCGGCATCCTCATCGAACATTCGCGGCGCGTCGGTCCAGCTCACCCACCAGCGCCGGTCCTCTGTGGGTATCGCAATTGCGTCGCGGAAATTCGTCATGGCCAGCACGAGCGCCTGGTTCAAGACTTGTATCGGATGTTGGCCTTTACGTTGCACGGTCAGCAGCTCAGGAGGCGCGGCCAGAATCGGCTTTAGCCTGTTTTCCAACGCCCGCCTATCGATCGCCTCCGTCTGGCGCAGCTCGTTGAAGATGATCACCTCGTTTTCGAGGAAATACCCCCACGGCTGCGTCAGCTCAGACGTTTCCACGCTGGTGCAATTCGTTTTCTGCTGGCCACCGATTGCATATAGCAGCGGCGCGATCATCGAGTCCTTGCCGGCGCCTTGAATGCCGCCGAATAAAAGCGCGTGATTGATTTTGACGCCCGGATGCTGCACCTTGAACGCAAAAGCGTCCAGCATGTGATTCCTCTCTGCGGCATCGGGTATCAATCGCTCGACGTGTTCAAGCCACGGGCCGGGGTCTCCCCCCACGCAGTCGGGGCGCGCGTTTTTCCACTTGTTGCCGTATGACTGCCCCGCGTGCTCGCACATGCCGGCCTGGCCTGGCGCATACGTGATGCCCTGCAGAATGACGCCACGCATCGCCACGCGGTTTTCATCGTAAGACGTGGCGGCCTCGATTTTCCTGGCTTTGCCGTCTGCGTTGGCATGTATCGAATGGCATCTGACGTGCCGGTAAGTCGCGTTAAAAGCATTTCGCGTATATTCGACCTGATGCGCCAGATCGAAGTACCCGTCATCTGGCGCCACATAGGCAAACCGTCCGTGCCATTCTGACGGCGCAAGCAAAGACGGGTCGCGGCCATCCGCCTGCGCTGCCGGCTCAGGCGCCGGGGCCGGTGCGGGTTCCGTCGCCTGCGCGTAAATGCCGGTGCGCGGCGCAATCCATATGCGCGCCTCGGTCCAGTCGCAGAAGCCGCTATCCGCCGCATCCCAGCCGTCAGGCATGCCGGTCGGGTCAATGATTTTGATCTCGGGACAGTGCGGCGCCAGCATGGCCGCCAGGCGCTGCATGGTCTGGATGCCCGCGTCGTCGGCGTCGGGCCAGAGCAGGATCTTGCGCCCGTGCACGTGCCTCCAGTTCGCTCTGCTGACGGCCTGCCCGCCACCGGGCCAGGTTGTCACGACGTACGGCCCCGAGATCGCTGCCGCAGCGTCTGCGGCTTTCTCGCCCTCGACGATCAACACCGGGTCGGCGCTGCGGGCCTCCAGTTCCTGCAGCCGGTACAGCGGGCGCGGGACGGGCCACTGGCCCATGCCCCAAGCCTGCCCGTCATACGTCCACGGGACGATCTGCTTGCGCTGCCCGGGCGGGTCGTAGCGGGCCACGTAGCCCAGCACCTCGCCGTTGCCGTCGAAGTACGTCCACCTGTTGGATGGGTCACCGAATATGGGATGCCGGCACTCGCAGTCCGCCACCGCCTCGGGAACGGGCGCGACCACGGTGCGCTGCGGTTTCGCCGGTTTCGCCGGTCGAGATGGCGCCGCCGCAGTGCTGGTGCCGTCTAGCTCGCGGTATGCCTCGGCCATCGGCAGTTCGTAGATCGCGGAGTACAGGCTGATGAGATCCCCGCCCCGGTCCGAGGTTGCGAAGTCGGCCCACCGGCCGCTCAGCAGGTTGACACTGAGCGAAGCGCCCTCGCCGCCGCTGAGATCGCCGCAGACCCATTCGTGGCCCCGTCGCCTGCCGCCAGGCAGCCATTGGGGAACGAGGGTTTCGCTGCTGACGAGCAGGCGCTGCGCGAGCGCGCGGAAGTCCATTGTCATCGCTATTTCCTCCGGGGCGTGGATGATGCCCCTGTTTTGATGCTGACGCTTCCCGTCAGGCCAGCAGCGCCACCGCGTCCTCGACACTACGGCAAACCCCGGCCACGCCACCGGCCAGCCGAATCGTGGCGAGGAATTCCTCCTGCCCGGGCCTCATCTTGCCGGTGCGCGACTTGACCTCGATAGCCAGCGTGCGCCCGTCACGCAGGACGCCCATGATGTCGCTCATGCCCTTCGCGGTGTTGGCCCGCACGTAGCGCATGCTGCCGTCACGATTGCGCTCGGCAAACGTGCCGGAATTCTGCCGCCAGACCTGCGCCACGCGAGGGTGGCGCTTGAGCAGCGCCATGATGGCCCGCAGGATCTCAGACTCTGACGGCTGCCGCTGCTCTGCCGGCGCCGGCTCGCGTTTCGGGCGTTTTTTCGGCTCTGGCGGTATCGGTAGCTGCCGGGCCGGCCTGCCGCTCATCGCGGCATACAGGTTTTCCGTTGCCTGGTTGCGCAGCATCTGCTCGCGCAGGGTTCGGCGGCCTCGTTCGGTCATGCACACCTCCGCGCATATTCCCACACACTGCTGGCCTGCTCGTACGGCTTCAGCGGCTCCGACGCAGCCGGCGCCACCCACCGGCGCGCCGGTTTTTTTGCCGCCACTGTCGCCCACACAATGCCCACGGCGGGCTCGCGACGGTAAAAAATCGCCCCGGCCGCCGCGAGCCGCCTCAGATGGCTTTTTGCCGTGTTCGGATTTAATCCAAACACAAATTCAACATCACTACGACGCACCAATTGATGCGCTTCGATGTAGTCATAGATTCGTTCTCGTATTGGCGTCATTCGACGGGCCTCCAAGGTTTCATTTTTTCGCGCAGCCGTTCCTCGGCCAGGCGAATCAGGCGCCGGCCATCGGCTTCCGTCAGGCCGGGGATAGCGGCAAAAACCCAAAGTCGCCCGATTTCGTCGTCGGTCAAGCGGACGCTGCGGCACTTGTCCAGCAGCGCTAGGCTGCCGGCGGGTGCGATTTCCCAGGGGTCAGACATGATTGTCCTCCTTGTGTGGCGCCGATCATAGGCCCGCACCGCCTGCTGCGCCCATATCCCTAGTGATCCGCTGGGTCATTCTATGCTGCTTGACGTTCCCCGATGCTCGGCTATGATGCCCTTGCGTTGCGGCGCATCCCGCAAATAAAAGGAGCGACAGATGAACTACAGTGCGATCCCCGGCCCCGGCGACGTGGCCACCTGGCCGGTCATGCCGGCCGGCTTTGACGGCGAAAGCCCGTGGGAAGCAGACGCCCGCGATCACCTGCTGGCCTGCCCCGACGACTGGCTACAGTGGGTGGCGGAGTTTAGCCTCCCGGGCGAGGGCCGCGCTATCGCGGTCGAGTACGTGGGCGACGATATGTCCCGCTGCTCGGTGCCCACGCTGCTGGCCGTCATGCTGGCCGGTGAAAGCGAGCAGTGCCTGCGGGCTCGGCACGAGCTGCGCGAGCGGTTCGTGGCCGCTCGCAGCGAGCAGATCGCCGACATTGCGGAGGAGATGCTGCGCGCCGAGGCAGCGTCTTATGAAGAACCTGGCGTGGAGTTCTGAGATGCTGACCGCTGAACACATTGCCGCCGCGATTGAGGCGCTGCACAGAATTAGCGACTTGAACTACCCAATTGTTGACCCGATAGAGCTGGGTCGGTTGCGCGCCGACGCATTTGTGGCGGCCAGCGATTTGCGCATCTTTGGCTTGCGCAACGTCCCCATTGAAGTGCAGGAGTCCGCATCGTGATCCTCGAAACCGCAGACCAACGCACCGACGACTGGTACGCCGCCAGGTGCGGCAAGGCCACCGCGTCCCGGTTCAAGGACGTGCTGGCCCGCCTCAAAAACGGCAACCCCGGCGCCGACCGTCAGAAATACCTGACGGAACTTGTCGTTGAGCGCCTCACCGGCCAGCCGGTGCCGGCATACGAGAACGCCGCCATGCGCTGGGGCACGGAGCAGGAAGCCGCCGCCAGAGCCGCATATGAGCGGCGCACGGGCGTCGCGGTGGAGGAAACGGGATTTGTTGCCCACGACACTCTGATGGCGGGCTGCAGCCCTGACGGCCTGGTGGACTGGGACGGACTGACTGAGATCAAGTGCCCGTACAACAGCGCCGTCCACATTGACACGCTGTTGAACGGCATGCCGGCAGAGCACGCCGCCCAGGTGCAGGGCCAGATGTGGATTACTGGCCGCCAGTGGTGCGATTTCGTGTCTTTTGATCCCCGCATGCCTGAGCCGCTGCAATTGCACGTTCAGCTCATCAACCGTGACCCGGCATTCATTGCCGACCTCGAGCGCCAGGTCACGGAGTTTCTTGCCGAGGTCGGCGCACAAGTCGAGGCGCTGCGGCGTCTCGCGGAAAGCAGAAAATGACCCAGGAAAAGCAGAAGCGCCCCTACACGCGCAAGATGAAGGTCTTCGTTGTGACGGATCGTGACGGCAACGAGCGTCTGGTGCGGGCCCACACCTCGGCCGATGTGTTTCGTCATGTCACGCCCACGTTTGGCATCGCGCCAGCCTCGCAGGACGACATCATTAGCCTGATGGCGTCCGGCGTTGAGGTCGAGACCGCGGGCATCCAAGAGCAGGAACTGCCGGCAGACGAAGCCGCAGGCCTGAGCGACTAACCTACAGGGGCGGTTCGCCGCCCCGGAGTACAACCATGACAGCACTTGTTCCCGTAGACCAGATCGAGCGCATGGCGCTCGCGGTCGCCAAGTCCGGCCTGTTTGGCGTCAAAACGCCAGACCAAGCAATGGCCCTCATGCTGGTGGCGCAGGCCGAGGGCATGCACCCCGCGATTGCCGCCCGCGATTACCACGTCATCAATGGCCGCCCTACGCTGAAGGCCGACGCCATGCTGGCTCGCTTCCAGGCCGCAGGCGGCAGGGTGGAATGGAGCGACTACACGGACCAATGCGTGGTCGGCACGTTCTCGCATCCTAAAGGCGGTAGCGTCACCATTGAGTGGACCGTTGAGATGGGTCGTAAGGCCGGCTTGTTGGGCAACCAGACATGGAGCAAATATCCACGCCAGATGCTGCGTTCGCGCTGCATCAGCGAGGGAATTCGTACCGTGTTTCCTGGCGTTGTTGTTGGCAGCTATTCTGAGGAAGAAGGCGAAGACATGGCCCCGCAGACTATCGTGCGCGACATGGGCAACGTTGAGGAAGTCGCCGCTCCTGCGCCGGCAGTTCCTGCGACGCCCGCAGTCGACGTGGAAAAGCTGATTGCCATGATCAAAGGCGCCACCACGCGCGAGTTTTTGGAACTGCTGCGCCCCCAAATGCGCCTCGTTCCTAAAGGCAAGGACCGCGACAGCGTGGTTGCCGCAGTGCAGCGCCGCGCCGACGAGATCGCCGCTGAGCAGGCGCCCGCGCCAGAGGCGGAAGGGGGTGAGGTATGAGCCCCGCCAGCCAATCCTCCGATCAGCACCTGATCACGCCAGCACAACTGGCCGTCAGGTGGTCAATGACCCTTGCCACCCTGAGCCAATGGCGGTCTGCCGGCACTGGGCCAGAGTACCTGCGCCTTGGCGACGGAAAACGCCCGCGCATCCGGTATCGGATGGGCGACATCTTGGCCTACGAGCGTCGGACAAAGGAAGACGCATGAACTGGTTGCGCCAATCCCTGGCGAAGATGTTCCGCCCCGCGCCGCCCGAGGTTCTGGCCGCCCGCGAACTGGACGATGCCAAGCGCTCACTGCTGGCCGCGCAATCCGCTGCTGAATATGCCGAGGCGATGTGCATATATCACGAACGTCGCATTGATCGTTTGCAGCGCCATTTGCAAGGAGAGCAGGAATGAAAGACGAAACCCCCATGCCCTACGAGCCCCGCATCCCGCAAGGCTGCGACCAGCAGGGTCGCTACCCGCAGGCTGCGGAGCCGTGCGTTGATCCGGACGAAATCGAAGCGCACAGGCCGCGGGAGCCCGAGCCGTGGTGGCCGAAGATTTTGGGTATTGTGGTTGCGATCATCCTGATCGCGGCAGTGTTCGCGCCGGTGGGGGTTGGGAAATGACCGCCTTACGCGAAGCCGCCCAGCAGGCGCTGGAGGCAATGGAAAGCGACACCGTGCTGTTTTCTGCGTGGACAGAAAAGATGATCGCAGCCCGCACCGCCCTCCGCGCCGCCCTGGCGCAGCAGGATGAGCCGGTGCAGGAGCCGTTCGGGTACTTGTGGCCGACTGGCAGGCACCCTGAGTTTCGGTTCACACAGCAGAAACGCGATGGCGTTGATGGAATGCCCCTCTACACCGCCCCACCCCAGCGCAAGCCGCTGACGGAGGAAGAAATCGTGGACGCCGTGCGGGAGGCCGACCTTGATTGGCAGGCGGGCTGGACGCTAGACGAGCATGAGCCAAACCGATTCACCACGCTTGCCCGCGCCGTCGAGCAGGCACATGGAATAAAGGAGTGAGCATGGACACACAACCCGAAGCCCTGCGGCTGGCTGATCGTTTAGAAAGCGACTTCATTCGATCACAAACGATGCTCGACGCCGCCACCGAACTGCGCCGGTTGCACGCCGAGAACGAGCGACTTGCCAGCGCAGCAGACAAGATCCGCCGTTTTTGGCGCAACGAGGTGCATCGCCTTCTTGCACAGCGCGATGCGCTGCTGGAGGCGTTGAAACTGGCCCGATCCATCATCGGCCACCCGGATGACGCGCACTCACAGATGATCGACGCCGTTATCAAGGCGGTGGAGGAAACCAAATGAAACGCGATGACATCATCCGCATGGCGCGGGAGTCTGGCGTGTTATCGGGGTATGAATCTGAATTGTTTCAACGCTTCGCCGGGCTCGTCGCCGCTGCCGAGCGTGAGGCGTGTGCGAAGACAGTGGAGATTTTTGACAAGACGTTTCAGACAGGTGGCGGTATTGCGGGTTCCATCCGCGCAAGGGGAGAGAAATGACCCGCGACGACATCATCCGCATGGCGCGGGAGGCTGGTGGCGCTGACATCACAAGCCACGGCTGGACGTCATGGGTCGGCACCCAATCTACGGAGTTTCTTGAACGCTTCGCCGCCCTTGTCGCCGCTGCCGAGCGTGAGGAGTGTGCGAGGGCGTGGCTTCGGATCTGCGCAGAGATGGGGCGATTGCCGCCGCCATCCGCGCAAGGGGGGAACACATGAACCGAGAAGACACCATCCGCATGGCGCGGGAGGCTGGTCTGTGCGACTCCAACGGCGAGGACGACGACTCGGTGAACATCGCCCGTCAGCTTCAACGCTTCGCCGCCCTTGTCGCCGCTGCCGAGCGTGAGGCGTGTGCGAAGGTGTGCGAGGAACTGAAACTGTCGCGCAACACCGTTTGGGAGATCGGAACCGATTGGGAGATCGGAACCTTGGACTGCGCCGCCGCCATCCGCGCAAGGAGTAAGGAATGAGCACCGACCGCGAACTGCTGGAGAACGCCGCGAAGGCGGCGGGGATCAAAGTCCCGACAAAGGAAGACTACCCCTATGCCTACATTGACCAACACGGTATCCACCGCGATATCTCATGTGGCGGCGACGGAAGTCGGATGAGTCATTGGAACCCCCTCACCGACGACGGCGATGCGCTGCGGCTGGCGGTGAAGTTGGATTTGTCATCTTTGGTGATTTTCCCGTCAACGGGAGGAAAGCGCCGCGAGTTTTGGACGCCTAACAGCGGCTATGACAATGGCAATGCGGCCACCACGGAAGCAGAGTATGCCGCCGACCCCCTCGCCGCCACCCGCCGCGCCATTGTCCGCGCTGCGGCTGAGATTGGGAGGCAGATGCCATGACCCTAACCCCCTGGTTCCCCGGCGACACTTGCCCGTACCGCGTAGGCGTATACCAACGCAATTTCGGGCGCGAACGAAAATATGCGTACTGGACGGGCATGGCGTGGCGGCTTGGCAGCGCAACGCCCGAGGGTGCGGAAGCCTGTACCGAATTCAGCCCGGTACAACTGCGGTTTGCCAACGTCCGCTGGCGCGGCTTGATGGAGCCGGCAGAATGAAGTGCCCCCACTGCAACCGCGACGGCAAGAGCCAAGTGCTGGAGAGCCGCCCCGCTGACGGCCAGGTCTGGCGCAGGCGCATGTGCAAACTGTGCTTCAAGACGTTTGTGTCTTGCGAGGCAGCAAGCGCCGGCATGACGATGCCCACACAAACTCAGTCACGGCACCGGCTCAAGGACCGCACGCCGAAACCAGAACAACACAACGTTACATGGGGCAGACTATGAGCGCGAACAACACCCAACCATCGCCGGCAGAAACCGTTACCGATGTCGGCGCCGACGACGCGATTGACGAGTTCGACCGCAGCTTTGCCTATGTGGCGCTTACGGCGGTAGTTGCCGTCGCAGCCATTGCGTTGCTGGCATTGTTTTGGCCCAGCTAGGCTAGAAACAACGCGCGCTCATCTTTGCGCCGTTTGACAAGGCCCGGTAGCTCTCTGCCGCCACCTTTGGTCCACTGCATGAACGCATCAGCAGCCCCTTCGATATCACCGCGATTGGCCTTCATGCGAATCTGGCTGCGCTGTAGGTTGCCTAGGCCGGCATTGAACGCAAAACTGACCAGAGCGTCGAACCGGCCTTGATGACCAGCACAGCCGGGAACCAGACGAAGAACACCTCGCTCAAAAGCAGCGACATCCAGCGAGAATAGTTTCTCGATCTCTGCCTTGGACCAGACGCGGTTATCCCCTGACCGGAGCGGGTAGTCCTTCCTGATGAACCCATCATAGCCCTCTTTGCGCATCACCGGAAGCCCAATCTGGTCTTGGTACAGAACATGCCCGTAGCCGATGGTCCAGATGTAAGCAGGGCACAGGTAGGGCCGGTTCCTGTAGCCCTCGTACCTGTGCATAAGTTCTGCGCCTACCTGGCTCAGTTTCACTTCTTGCTCCACTGCCGGCTGCCGAACCAGAACCCGATGATGCCACCCAGCATCGCCATTTCATCTTCGCTGAAAATAATCGCGGTCACGCGGATCAGGTCATCAACAGTCTGAATGAGGCCGGGATGCTTCCAGACGTAGAGCGTCAGCGCCGCGTTGATTAACACCAGCTCGATGATAAAAATGTAGGTCACCGTCGGCCGCACGGTGCCAACGTAATTCGCCACCCACCGGCTGGCTTTCTCCAGCACCTTTTCGTCGTGTCGCAGCGCCGCCTCGGTCATCTGCGCCTCGGTCTGCATCGCAACCTGCTCGGTGCGGATCTCCTCCATCTTGGCCTGGGCAGCGTAGCCCTGGGCGGCAAGCTGAAGCTCGCGCTCCGTCTGGAGCTGCGCCATTGCAATCTCGTGCTTCTGGTCGGCCTTGTTCTGAAAGAAATCCAACAGCTTGGGCAGGCCGCTGATTAGCAGGCCGCCGAGGGTTGAAAGCAGGCTAAGCATCACTTCTCCAACATGAACGACAGGTTCTGGTGGCGCGGGTAGGTCACCACCCGCGAACCTTCGGGGCACTTGTACTGGATGACGGCCGTCAACGTAGCCTTGCCCGGAGCCACCGGCTCCTTCTTGGACAGGGTCAGCAGGTACGTGAACGTGTCTATCTGATTCCCGGCGGGCCCTGTGAACCTGCTCGTTGACGGGGTCGCGTCATGGACCATCCCCGAAGCGTCCTGCACGGTTGGCGTGAATGACTCAACCGAGCAGTCATCGCGCTTCTTGATCCGCGCCACAGTGACGTTGATGGGGTGCCCGATCTTGGCATCTGGGATATGGAAGTGCTCCGGAGCCCACTCCAGTATCGGCTTCTGAAACCACCCAAACTTGTCCCCCGCCGTGTATCCGCCCACCAGCAACGCAAAACTGGCAGTCACGAACTGGACGACGGGGGTGAGCTTGGGGATTTTCATCTCAGTCTACCTTGTCGCCAGTGTGCATCTTGTGCCAGCGATACAGCAGGAACCCGATCTGCAGCACCAGATAGACCAGCGTGGCCCACAAGATCAGGTCGTTCACCTGGACGCCAGCCACCGTGGCACCGACCACAGTTACCGGCGGCGCGGCCTTGGCGGCTTCGGCGGCGATGTCGGCTTTCTGTTGCATGGTCAAGCTCATGATACCGCAGTTACGTCCAAAGTTGATTTTAGGCTACGCAGTGCGCGGCGGGGTTAGTCGATGAGGGCGTTGGTGGGCTCAGCAAGCGGCGCAAGCGCATTTGCGCCCTGCCGGGAGATTTCGCCAATGGCGGGGGCAATAACCGCGCGAGCGGGAGCCGACCAAGTGCTGGGGCTGGTGACGATGTTCAGCAACTTCTGTCGCTCCGCTGCCGGCAGGCCGTTGAGCAGGTCAAGCATGCTCTGGTTGGACTCGGCGGCTTTGCGCACCATGTCAATGGTTTTCTTGTTGACGCGCTTTTCAACGTCAGCAAGGCGCATGTTGGTCGCTGTGATTGCCGGGCTAAACCAGTTTGGCAAGCGCAACTTGGCGCGATTGGCCTCCATGATTTGCGCAAGCTCTGCCGCGCCGCCGCCTGCCTTTTCTGCCGCCAACTTGTCCATTTCCACGCGCTTGGCGATTTTGTCAAGCGTCGGCATCTCTGCCGCCATCTCCTTGAAGATGCTGTAGCGTCCGGGGCCGAAGATTGCTTCAACGGCCTCCTCTTTGTCGCCGCGCACAAGTTTGACGTAATCCTGCGGATCGCCCTTGAACATGGCCAGCGCCTGCGCCGCCATCTGCTTGCGAGCGATGACGTCCATGCCTTTGCTGTATGTTTTGAGGTACGTCTCCCATTCCGTCCCGCCGGCCTTTTTGATGGCGTCGTCAATCAACGGCCTCAGTCGCTCTAGTACGGCTGCGGTGACTTTGGCGCCGGCCTTGGGGTCGTCCTGTTTGACCACATCCCGCACGCGCTGGGCAATGCCTTCTTTGCGGATGGTGTACAAATCATGCGCGTCAATCGTGCCGCCGCCCTTTTGCGCAAGATCGGCCAAATCCTGCTTCAGCAACGTCATTACCCGCGTCACGTCATTGCTGGCCCGCAGGCCAGGCGTCGTAAGCGCGGAGTCAATAGAATTGACAAGCGGCGAAACATCCAGCGGACGCAGGCCGTAGGACTCCAAGCTACCAATCTGGCGATTGATGAAATCTTGCTCGGCGCGGCGCTGACGGGCAATATCGGCAAAAAGATTGGACGCTTCCTGCTGCTGGGATGCTGCCGCAGCTTGAGTGCGCGCCGCTTGGCGTGCGCTGATGGCAGGAATTTGGCCTGGGGCAACGCGCTGCAGTTGCTGCACGGCCGCCTCCGTACGTTGCGCCGCCTCGGTGCCGGTGCGGCCCGCATCCTGCAGCGCCGACACCATTGACGCCTGCTTCTGCGTCGCCCTCGGCACCAGCGCATTCATCACTCGCTGAGCCTCGTTGGCAGCAGCAAGCTCTGTTTGCATCATCGGCATTGTGCGGGCCGTCAGCTCCGCTCTGCCAGCCTCCGCCGTTTCCCTTGCCGCGGTCGCTGACGTTCCGCCGGCCAGTTGCCCCAGTTGCGCCTGAGACAGTGCCTTTTGCCGGCGAGCGACGTCCGCAGCAAAGTCCGTTGGCTCAAAGGCCAGCAATGCCTGCCACGCTTGCCGTGGTGACCCTGCCGTGGCTTGGGCCGGCGTCATACCGAGTTCGGCCGCTTGCAGCGCAGCGCGGATATTGGCGGCTTCTGGGCCCGCGGCTTGCTGGGCAATACCCACCGCCTTGCGTTCCGGAATGGATCGCAGCAAATCAAGGCCGCGAGCGCCGGCACGCACAACGGAGCCCAATCCGCGGCCGATGATTTCGCCCGTGGCGGCCTCTTCCGTTGCGCCTAACACATCCGGGCGCTGACCTTGCAACAACTCAGCCCCGGCGCGTGCGCCAGTGAAGCCGGCGATTCCGCCCGCCAGTCCGCCTGCGGCCGCCGCCACCGGTCCGGCCGGAGCCAAGGCCGCAGCGCCGCGTAAAGCGCCGCCGGCACTGGCCAGCATCTCTGCCGACGGCTGAGCCACCCGCGCTATGGTCTGAAGGTTTCGTTGCGCTCCTTGCAGAAGTTGCCGGCCAATCGGCACCTCTGCAGCCGGCGGAGCGCGATACGGCCCAGCGCCCGGGATCTGCCCCGGGGGCGCTGCGGGCGCGGTTTGTTGCGGAGCCGCAATCTGGCGAGCATAAGCTGCCAAATCGGAATCCGATAGCGGGCGCTCAGATTCAATGTCGTAGGTCTTGCCGCCAATTTCAAGCGCGTACTTGGGCATTACGGCCTCTCGGTCACAAAGACGCCTGGGGCGATTTCTCGGCGAGCGCCGCCAGTGCGAACTGGCGCAGGCGCTGCGGCTCCCGGGCGCGTTGCGGTCGCCGGTGCCGGCGCCGGTGCTGGTGCTGGCGACTCAGAGCCAGACAACACAAACTGATCTTTGCGCGCCCTCATAATCCGCACAATTTCCATTGCGGCGTCGCGCCTGATTTTGTTCGGGATGTTGGGGTTGGCAATTTGGCCGGCGGCGTCTTTATAAGACTGTGTGTCCTTGTCGGATTGCGGGCCCTCAAACCGAGGAACCATTTTGAGAACCATGTCAGCAATCGGCTGCAGGCGACCAATGGCCACGGCTCCTGGCGTCGCAACACCAACAAATCCCGCGGCGACATCAGTTGCCGCTCCAACGCCGCTTCCAGTTGACTTGTCGATCAGGCCGCCAGGTTTTGCGGCATTTTCCAACTCGCGGATGGTGCGATCAAGTTCGATGATTGTTTGCCCGCGCTGAAATTCCGTTTTTTCGGCAAAAGCTGACGGCCTTGGCGCGGGCTGCCTTGCCTCTACTTGCCGGCGCAACGTTTCCGGATCGGCCCGACCACCGGGAATTGGCTCAAGCGTGCCGTCTGGACGGCGCCTGTAGCCCTGTTGCGTAAGAATGCGGTCGGTTTGGTCGGCGCTCATGCCGGCAGCGGGCGCCGTTCTTGGCACCAGCGCGTTTGCGGCGATTTGTTCTCCCGTTTGGGGATTGACAAGAACATCGCCTCCGCGAAGCACTTGCGGACGAGTCGGCGCCTCCGCTGTCTCGGGCGGCGCCTCAAAACCCTGTCCCGGAACATACACGTTTTTGCCCACGCCAAACGGTTGAGGAGTGACAACATATCGGCCAAGCTCTTTGGCCATGCCAAGCCCTTTTTCCCCGGTCCCAGCAAGCGCCGCCATGCCCTGCGGCGTAAGGTTGCCGGTCATGCCGCCGTACTGCCGGCGAAATTGCTTGTCCTGCAGATCGGCCATTTGCAGCTGGGCGCCCTTCTGCATCAGCGCCTCGTCGCCCGAGTTCATCAGAGCTTGGGCATATTTGCCGAGGTCTTCGTCCTGCATGGCGAGACGCATTTCGTCCAGCGCGGCGCTGCGCCGCATTGCGGCCTGCATCTCTCGCTGCTGCGTCTGCTGTTGCGCCTGCATCTGCCGCATAGCATTGATCGCCGGGGCGATCTTGCCGAGGCTTTCAAGGCGCGTTTCGGGCTGAAACTGCAGCGCAGGTTGCTGTGCCGCCAGCAGCGGGAGTCTGGTGTCAAGCTGCATGGTCAGCCTCCAATCGCAGTGCGGCCAAAGATGTCGCGGAACAACTGGTTCTGTTGCTGCTGGTTGAGGTAGTTGCTGTAAGCATTCAACCCGCCTTGAATGGCGCCCCCGTAAGCCGAGGCCCGACCAATTCTGCCGGCAGCAAGCGCGTTAGCCTCTTGACCCATGACGTTGCCGGCGTTGGTGCTGAACTGCGACGCCGCGTTGCCCAATTGCGTGCCGGTGGTCTGCCCCAGACCCGCAATGTTTGCCAGTCGATTGTAGGCGTTGCCGTACTCGCCCGACGCGTAATCCTGCGCGTACCGCTGGCCCGCCTTCATCGCCCCACCCGACAGCATACTGCCCCGAGCGGACTGCATGCGCTCCAGCGCCTTCATGCCCTCGCCCAGACGGAAGCCGTAGCCGGGGTCCATTTCAAGCGTCTGCTGGGGCTGTGCTGGACCGCCGAGGCCCAGCGCGCCCTCAAGGCGCTTCAACGCCGCAGTGCCGGCAGTGCGGTAGGGTTCGAGCAGGCCCTTCTGGTACTCAAACATTTCGCGTTGCAACGCCAGTGCATTCTGCGCCGCCTGCGACTGTTGCTCAGATGCCGCCTCTGCCGCATTGGCCTGCGTGATGCCGCCCACCACGCTGCCGAC